ATGCGATTGATCACAATGTCCAGGCTGGAACTACCGAAGTGATCCCACAGCTCGATGTCAGTGCCGGAGAATAAATCGTCGTGCGCTTCTTCAATCTCTATCCGACTTGCAGCATTTGAATCCTGTACAATATTGGTGTTCATATGGAGTGCCAGGAGGCCCCTTACAGTGCGTTTGTTTGTCTCCTCTAACATCAGCATCCCAACCTTCTGACCAGCGTTGTGAAGGGCATAGGCGATCTCTGTGACAAAGGTTGACTTGCCGACACCACTGCCAGCGCAGATAGTTATCAAGGTGGAAGGGCGTATGCCTTTCGTAATCTCATTTAGCTTTTGGTAAGGGTAGGAAACAGTCGATTGCTCATCGTCTTCACCGATGATATCGCGGAGACTACTTGCAGAGACTATGCCTTCTGGTCTCCATTCCTTAGCCCGGAATATGGCGTTGATGATGTCTTTCTCTAGCCCAGCCTTCAGGCACTCGTTAGCGTCTTTCATTGGCAGCTCGGCGATGCAGACTCGTCCTACCGGGAGAGCCTCGGCACAATCAAGAGCCGCACGTTTGCCAGCTTCATCTTGATCAAACATCAAAATTATCTGGTCGTACTCGAGAAGCCAGTCCCATGCTTTTATCAGGGCCTTCTTGCCGCCCTGGGCACCTAGGGGCAGGCCGACAGTTGGCCATTTGTTTCCCTGTGCCTGGCTAATTGATAGGGTGTCTATTTCGCCTTCTGCAATGATGATCTTGCGACCACCAGTCCATAGGTGCTGGCCAAATAATCCAACGTCTTTGCCATCACCGAGAATCTTAAAGTTCTTATCCTGGTCTCGAATCTTCTGCGCCACGACTTGGCCAGTATCGTTTCGGTAGTTGGCAATCTGGACCGGGCGGGAGCCGTCCATGCCGACCTGGTAATCAAACTTACGGCAGGTCTCCTCAGTAATACCTCGGGCCTTTAGTGCCGTATAGCTTCCCTGGAGTAGTGCCGAGTTTAATGTCTTTTGTTGTCGAGGCTCACTGCCATCGGCATGGCCATAGGCTTCACATCCGAAACAGTAAGTTGAGTTATCTGAGTAGAGTGCCGCGTTATCTTTGCTGCCACATTTTTCGCAGGGCTGATGCTGTACGAAACTTGCACCGGATTCTGTATCTGGAATTGTCACTGTGTATCCCCTCTAAATTTTGCAAAAAAAAGACCACCCGGTTAAAGGTGGCCTAAAGTTGTTAACTCATTCACTGAGCCATTCGTCCGGGATAGTTTTGTGCGCCCATTGCAGTCTGTGTTTGTCACAGAAACTTGCGTAGGTAGACTTTGATCCCTTGTACAATTTGTTGTTGGCATTGCTGAAGACAAACCTCAGATCAATGCCAGGGTGCTGCTCCTTTATGAGAAGATGCTTTTGTCGGTCGGCTACGTCCCAGATGCCTTTACTCTCGACATAAAAAAAGCCACCTGTCTTAGGTAGCTTGAAATCGGGAGTGTACTTGGCTTGGCGCTCTGGAACTTTGTAGCTGATCTTGTCGGTCTCGTACTGGACCTCAAGTCCTGCTGCACTTATCTGCTTAGACAGTTTGTCTTCGAGTCCACTTCGGTAACCATGCTTGATCCCATTAGAAACGGTCAGCCGCCGTTGCTGTCTCTTGTTGTACCTCATCTACTCTCTCCGAATCATGGACGATGTCGGGAGCAGTAAAGCCACCCTCAACTGCGTCAAACCCACCAGTGGATGAATTTGAACCTGTGGACACAGGGTTAACTATCTGGACTTTGGTAAGTTGGAGCGATACACCATTACTGCCGCTGACGGAATAAGCTGATGCATAGCCGCCCAAACGTAGGGTACTCCCGGCGTACAATTGAGGGATTTGACCACCAAAGATTTCCTGGCCTGTCGCATCAAAGAATGCGGGGGAGTATTTCGACTTAACCTTGATGATCATTTCGCCTGTGTCTTCATCCAAGTCAAAAGGCATTCTCGCCTTATTAGCCTTGTCACCGAATTCTTGCTTGGCACAGTCCTGTATTAGCTTCTTTAGATCAGCATGATCCTCGAGTACCAAGTTAGTTTTATACTTCGGTTCGCCGCCGAATGCGGAATCAGGGGTATTCAGCCAGGGGTATTGCGCTCTGCCGGACTTGCTTTGGAACGAGACTCTATTTTGAGCCATTGGACTTCTCCTTAGTGTGGGTGTTCTTAGTAATTGTGATGGTTGTGTCTAGCAAATCCATGCCTAGACGTTTTGCTTCAAGAAGCAATTCTGGTGGTAGGTTTTCATTTTTTAGTTTGTGGAGTTCGACGAGCTGCCGAACTCTTTCTCGAGTGAGCATTGAGTGTTTTTTCCTTAAAGTATTCTAAAGGGTGGACACTTCTGCTTTTTGTATCTGGAGGCTAAATCCGAGACAAAAAAAAAGGCCAGGCTTTCGCTTGACCGGAGTAGGAGTTAATAAAGATTATTTTTTGGGAGGCCGACCGCTGGCTAATGGCTTCTCAGTTTTCTTTTGTTTATTGAATATTCGGGTGTAGCCCTCTTCAAATTTGCTCTTATCCGAGGGCCGTTGGTTGCTACCTTTTGACATGTTGTTTTCCCATAGTTAGGCGAAGCAGTATTCGCTTTCGAGTACGCCTTGAAGATTTAGCGTACCTTTCTCTGGCACCTTAATTTCTAAAGTATCTCGACCTCTCACACTGAGCTGCTGCCGAACTTCCACCAAAAGGTCTGTGTACACACATCGGCCATCGTACATCTCGACGAAAGTTTCGCGTACTGCTGCGTAGATAATCGGCGTGTCATTTGGCATCGACGCGAAAGAGTCATGGATCAAAAAGAAATCTTCGACACCTGAATCTTTGGCTCGTAAAACAGTCTTCATGAGATGGGCGCTATCTAGACCGTGAATGAAATTCGGCGAGATGCTCCCCTTACTTTTTCGCTTATTGATTTTACTGGATGCCCTTTCCCTTACGGTGACTTGAGTACGCTTAGTGGTTTTGATTTCCGGCAGATCACGTTGTATTTTCATCTCCGCTATCTCCCGTTCAGCAACCTCCCGTTCAGCTTTACTGCTGGCGTGAGTGTCTCGGTCATACAGAGTCATTTTTACTTTCTTAACTTCATACTCAGTGTACTTCTGAACCACTGGGAATCCGATGGGCGTTTTCCAACGCACAGGTTTTCCCTCGTGACTTAGGGCTCCTGCTACCCCTTTCAGAAAGTCCATGCCATTTTGCGCCGACGAAATAACAGCGCGGATAGATGACATATTAATGGCTGCTAACCATCGTGCAGCTTTGGTGGTCTCAAATGATGTCGGTCCGAATGGATGTGATTGGATTTTTCCCACCAAGACCTGCTTAGACAGCGGTACCATGATGTCTTCAATAAGCTGGTCGCCCATTCCAAAAACAGGGGAGCTGTAAGCATATGTCATCGTGTTTCTTTTACAGACTTTTCTAGTTATGCCATATGATAACCACGCCTTCGCTATTACATGATGTTCGTCTTTGTAGTCTCTGGCCACAGCCTCAACACGCTCTTTGACCAAATCAGCAACTGACTGGTATATGTCTCTTGGCGATTCTGAAGGAGTTAGATTAACCAGGGCTCCATCGTTTGCATCCAGGCTTGCCGCAGAGTAATGCTGGAGGCCGCTGTTGGAACCATCTAGCGATAAAGGCAGTTGGCAATTGTACAGTTCACCATGGTCCACCCACTTTTTCCACGCAAATGCCGCAGCTAGAAATTGGAAAGGTTTGTCGGCCTTTGACCACTGATCAACGGTTCCTCTGTAATCGGCGGCAATCGAACAGAGCCAGTCAGAGTTTTCGTTAGTCCACTCTTCGCGGGCATACAGCGAAGCTTTGCTTATTTTTGCAAAGTCACCACAGTTCGCCAGGTGTATGGCGAGATATGCAGCACCTTGAGTATCGATGTTCTCGCCACGGGCCAGCTGGAAAAGACTCTTAATGTGATCGTCGCGGTGATAATTAAAATGCGGTATCGGGTAACAGCGGCCTCTGAAATCCATGTTCCACGGAAGATAAAGCTCATCAAACTCAGTCAAGTCGAGGGCAGTTGCCATATCCTGGGACATCACAACAGACTGAGAAGCAGAGTCTCGGTTTGTCCGTGCAATGTCTCGACAAAGAATCGAATAGGCTTTCTGCTGCGTATCTTCAAGCTCATCCCAATCTACGGGCACTGGAGGTATCTCCATCCGCGACCGCATCGGAAAATCTTTAATCTGAATACCCATAAACCACGCCCAACGTACAGCCTCTAGCATGTCTTCGTTTATCTGGAGCGGTGTAGCCTGGATCGCATTTAAGGCTTCCAGGTACTCTGGACCTGCGTCTCCATATTTCTTAATGTCATGGACAATGGCATTGCGCTGCTCATTTGTTGCTGCGCGGACCAAAGGAACCTGGCTTGCAAGCTGGGCATCGCGATAGCATCCAGTGTCGTAGGCTGTCCAAGGTGTGGGAGGTATGAGCATCGGTCCAAATTGAGGCTCGAGCCACGATGCTTTGTGGTCCATATTTGCCAGGGCAATCTGAGCCTCTTCAGTCATGCCCATTTTCTTAACTGTCTTTTTGGGCTTTGAGGCATCCCAGACATCAAATATTTCACTAAATTCTAGGACGGCGTTTAGGAGAGGTGCGGCCACTTTAACAAGTCTGGACGGGAGCCACGTCTCAGGGCGATAGCCTGACACAATATTTCCCTCACTATCTGTGTGGTCTTTAGCTGCTGTTATCCGAGCTGCTTTAATTCTGTATATCGTCGAGTTGTGCGCCTTACTGACCTGAGTTTCAATTCTTCTGGCCTTGACCTGGTCGTGATCTTTGAGACCTGCTGCCCAGTGTTCCAACTCTATACGCCTGCCAATTCTACTTAAGCAGCTTGCAACCGTTGCTTTGACCGCAACAGACTCCATGCAGGTGTTTAGAGCGATGTAAGCAAGCAGGTCCGGTTCTATATTCACCAAGTCATCATACCAACATGGGTTTCGAGACTTGCTGTCTGCTTGTGTCTCTATCGTCTGGCGTATAGCTGTGGCTACCCTCACTAGCGCACTATTGATAATCTTTTGCCCATTGTTTTGCGTAGAAGAGTTTAAAAGTCCCTCCTGCCGCTTCAAAAACCTTTGACGGCCACTGTCTATCATTAGCTTTTCACGGGTGATCTCTAAATTAACCTTTTCATTTGTTCCTAAAACCATTTGTTACCCCTTCGCGTCATTATGTAATCCAAAGGGTGGACACTTCTAATTCCACCCCCCGATTAACTCTTGGCCACTCTGATGACTCTGTTTCTGACTTGCCTAATATATACCATATAAATAAGCATAAACAGGTCAAGTGACATGTATTATGTAAAATGTTTAATCGCAATCTCAGAATCTCTCAGTTTTGCTTTAATCGAGTAGGTGATAGATTCTTTAGCATGGGGGTCGGTGCAGCGTCGAAGCTCCTCGATGGTGTCCTTGAGCCTGTCTAAGGCTTGAAGAGCATGGTCCAGGTCAGTGTGCCTTCTCCGTTCTGCAAAGTCGGTGACGTTCTCGCTATGCATCTCCAAGTCATACTCGCTTACATAGAAGTTCTTCCAGGTTGCGCTAGTCATAGTCTTTCTCCTTTCATCATTGACATCATTGATTCGGTATCCTCATGGACGTATTTCTTTGTGGTTGCCAAACTGGTGTGGCCTAGGATCATTGCAGCCGCCAGGTCTGGTACTCTCTTTTTGTTTATAAGGACAGTTGCACAGGTGTGCCTGGTGATGTGGAAACAAAAGTGAGGATCGTGTCGGAACAGCTCATCCTTGCAGGCTGCCAGGGCATCATAGAAAGCCTTGTGCCTGAAGAAATCGGCAGGGCGCTTGTTGAGTCTTGCCAGGGCTTCCCTAGCTTCTGGGACCAGGGGGACACTCCTGTCGTTGCCGTTCTTCGTGTTCGTCAGGTGTACGAATCTACCGTCTTCGCTTACGGTTCCCTTGGTCTTCCCGTCCTGGTTATTAATAGCCAGAATCTCGCCTTTCCGCATGCCAGTCTCAATTCCTAGAATGAACATGTCTTCCATCCAGGGCCACTTCGAGTCTCCGTAGAAGTCATGGATGCACCCCACCTCTTTCTCAGTGAAGAACCGTGGGCGGGACTTATTGATAGGCTTCCAGCGTAGCTTAGGGGCGTGGGTGATCACTTCGTTGTCTACGGCTAGCTTCATGATTGAGCTAATAGCGGCGGTGTAGCGATTCAGCGTCGAATCAGAAAGGTCCTGCGACTTTAGGTGGTCCAAGAAATCGTAGATGTCTTTAGGCAAATAGGTGTCAAGTGCTTTCGTCTTAAAGTCCCGAAAATTGGTGAAACGGACAATCTTGGTTTTACTTAGCTTCAGATGCTCGTCGTGCCATATTATGTGGCCATTTTCAAGTGTAAACTCTAGTAAAGTCTTCATAGGTCATTCCCTCAAATAAACTAATGATTGAGAGCATTGACGCTGGCGTCCCTTTACCAGTAGAATCCGCGACCCAGAATAAGAATGCCCGGGTGGCGAAATTGGTAGACGCAAGGGACTTAAAATCCCTCGGTGGCAACACCGTGTCGGTTCAAGTCCGACTCCGGGCACCATAGCGTAGATGCTCTCTCCGACAAAGGATGTTCCTTTGCCCTGCGTTAACAGATGGTCAGTATACCTATAATAATCAGGTTGGTACAACCCCCGATGTTAAGGGTGGACACTTCTCAAAAAAACACCGATCACCTATTCTAGCGTGACCGGGGACTGCCTATGTCTCTTTACTACTTTTTGAACATCTTTGTAAGCTGCTGTACGCCGAAGCTAGCAGCAAATACCACGCCGACAGCCGTCTGGTAAAAACTAGGCATTGCCTCTAGCGCCGCGAAGCCGTCCTCCACCACCTGGGTGTGGCCAGTGAATGCCAGGATCAAAGGTATGCTGACCAAAATTGTTAACCACTCATCTTTCCAAGATTCGGACGATGCTTCAGCCATTGCCTGGTTCCATTCGAGTTCGCCTGAGACTACCTTTTGACGAATGCTCGTTTGCGCCCTTATGTTTTCTACCTGGAACTCTGCCTGGGCTTTCTTTTTCTCTAGGTGGCCGTTGACGGCTGTCCCAACTAATCCCAGGATGGGACTTATTAAAGCTTGCAACATCTAAGCACTCCTTATCATGTCCGCGACTTCGTCAGCCCGGCGGCCAACTTGTTCGGCGTACCTAGAATCTAGCAGCTCATCAGCGGCTGCCTCGAAATCGCCATCGCGTAAATAGGCCAGTGTTTTCT